ACCAATCAAGCCAGCACTTGCTGGTCAGGCATTAAGTTCATGGACTCCTAGAGGCATTCAGGGAGCAGGAACTTTCGGTACTGCTGGACTGTTAGGAGGTTTGATTTCAGCGCCATTAGGTGTTGGATATTTAGCCGCATCATCTCCAAGATTGGTTGGTGAATCAGCATTTATGGCTGGCAAGACTGCTAAACAAACTGGAAAGGTCACTGGCTTATTCCCTGAACTTGACTATCCATTGATGTTCAATTTACTGTCAAAGTCACAGACTCAATAAGGAGACTGAAATTGATCCAATCACGATTTGCCTCATGGCGGCAGGGCTGGTCAAGCAGATTCAGCAAGGTGTTGACCTCTACAAGCAAGCTAAAGATCAGTTTGTTCAAGTCAAAAGAACTGCTGATGAGGTTGTGGCTATCGGCAAGGAACTTGGTGGCTTCTGGAGTAAGTTCCGCAAGTTCTTTGCTGGTAGCTCAAAGCCTCAAGTTGCAAAGCCTGTGGCAAAGTCTAAGAAGTCGGATTATGTCAATGTTGACGAGACTCAAGTCAAGATAGACATAGTTAAGAACTTAACCGAGTTCTTCAAACTTCAGGAGCAATTGGCGGCACACATTCGGGAAGAAGAAGAAAAGAGTTTGAATGTGTATGACCCGAACCAGAACCACATGGAAGCGGCTCTCAAGAGGGTGATGGCACAGCAAGAGATGGATAGGTTAGTGATTCAGATTCGTGAGTGCCTCGTCTACAGTGCGCCCCCTGAGATGGGGGCTTTGTACAGTTCTGTATATGACATGAAGGACAAGATTGAGGAGGAACAGACTCAGGCAAGGTTGAAGGAAGAGGCACTCAAAAGGCAAGAGATATGGCTACGCAAGGAGGAGGAAAGAAACCTACAAGCAAAGCTAGGAGCAGTGGTAGCGACTTCTATATTCCTCCTTTACCTGTGGATGTGGTTCGTGTTCGTAAGCCGTTGGGGGAAGAATTGATGGGTTGGATTGCGGCTTGCGTGTTGATTGCGTTGCTTTTGCCTTTGATGGCATTTCTTTATCTTGACATCTTGGAGACTAAGAATGAAGCCAAGATTCAGATTGAAAAAGTTGAGAAATTGAGAAGGCAGGTTGAACAGAAAGACAGGGAGAAAGAAAAATGAATATTTACTGTATTTGGGGCTTATCAATACTGTTGGTTTTGCTGACAGGTTGCGAAGACCGTTTTAGGTATCCATGCCAAGACCCTCAGAATTGGCAAAATGCCGAATGTAAGCCCCCGATCTGTACCGCCACAGGTACTTGTCCAGAGCAACTCGTTAAACCTGAACAGGAGAAAAAGTAATGCCAACAGTAGGATTTAAACCAAACAACCGAATGACTGCTGAAGAAATTGAAGTCCGAATTTGGGCAATTGTCATCTTCTCCCTGACCATGATCCTCCTTGGTTCTGTAGCCATGTTCCTCTATAGCGTTTCGTTTGTGACGCAACCCATGAATGGCATGGCGGCAATTGATAAGGTATATACCCAACAGATCAACACCATCATGGTCTTTATCACTGGTGTTTTGGGTGGTGTCGCTGGTCGTTCTGCTGTCTCAGCCAGTGCCAAGGCGATAGCCAAGGCAGATGCTGACGCTGACTCAGAGCCACCAACACCATGAGCCTATTCAACCCTTATGTGATTCTTGGCATCGTCTTGGCGGTGCTAGGTTCGTTTGGCAGTGGGTACTGGAAAGGCTCAAAGGATGAGTTAACTCGTCAGCAACTTGAGATTGCCCAACTTAACGCTGAAGCTAGGCAGAAGGAACAAATCCTAGTTTCAGCCATTCAAACCCAAGCCACTAAACTTCAGAAAGCAAATCAAGATGCCAAACTTGCTCAACAAAAGCGCAATTCTGACCTTGAGTCTGGTGCTCTCAAGTTGCGGATTCCTGTCAAAGCCCCAGACTGCTCCATACACTCCCCCACAGATTCCACCTCTCCCCCCAGAGATAGCGTTCAAACAACAGCCGAACTTGACCGAGAGATTGCTAAATCTCTTGTCGCTATCACCGAACAAGGAGACGCAAACACCAGACAACTCAATGCCTGCATCGATGCCTACCAATCCATCTACCAAACCCTGAAAGGAAAACCATGAACTTATCAGCCAACTTCACCCTGAAAGAACTCACCAGATCGGATACCGCTGATCGTCTGGACATTGACAATACCCCCAATGAGGAACAGATCGAATCATTGCGTTTATTATGTGAGAACATCCTACAACCTGTGCGTGACCACTTTGGCAAGCCTGTAAAGATTTCATCTGGGTTTAGGTGTTCTGCCTTGAACCAAGCTACAGGAGGCTCATCAAACTCAGACCATTGCAGGGGGCAAGCCTGCGATTTTGAAATTGATGGTGTATCCAATCCTGATTTGGCTCAGTGGATTGCTGACAATCTCAAATACACTCAATTGATTCTGGAGTTCTACACCCAAGGTCAGCCAAACTCAGGGTGGGTTCACGCCTCGTTTAATCCTGAAAATCTTAAATGTCAAGAATTGACTGCTGTTAAGGTGGCGGGGAAGACTCAATATCTGAATGGACTCGTAGCATAAGCAGTCTCTTGCAAAAGTGCTTGTGGATGAGGTGTTCGTACAGAATCACCTCTCCACACTTCTGGCATAACCAAGCCACTCCCTCATCCACCTTAGTCTGCCTCTCGCCTCGCAGACCTCTGCTTCTGCCATAAAAGGTGCGTATCTTGACAATCATTTCTTGGTACTCAATGCCTTGGAATAGATGAAGACCTGATTCTTCTCGTTGATGTCTCGTTTGTCCTGTTTACGCTTGGCAAACTCCTCACCCTGCTTAAAGCGTTTCATCTTCTCATCACTGAGCCATACAGAGGGTTGACCTTTGTAATCGAATGCTGATTTCATTTCTTGTTTTTCCTTGCTTGATATGGGTGATGACCTTGCACCTCAGTGTGCTTCATTTGCTCTCTACGCTTTATGCCATTTTTCCTGCCAATGTTAATCATCTTCAATTCAGAATCTCTTGTCCAGATTGAGGGTTGTCCCTTGTAGTCCCAAGGTGAATTCATAAATTGCGTTCCTTGAGTTTGGCTTCAATGGCTCGGGCGTAATGCCACAAGAATTGGTCTGCTGATGAAAGTTGCTGTCCTCGAATAGACCCCATGTGTTTGCGATGACGAATGTCAGCCAGTCGCTCGCATTCAATCAAATCCTCATCTGTCAGCGGCTTGCGCTGTGGTGGGTGGGTGTAGAGTTTTGTTCCAATAGGTAACGATTCCATCCACTCAGGGTCAGCAATACTGTCCCATCCATCCTCAAACAACTCCCAAACCGCCACAGGCTCTTGGCTTTCCAACTCTTTGATAGATAACAAAAGAAACGCCCCTTCTTCTGGATATTCTTCCATGTGGGCATACACACCATAGCCTGAATGACCATTTGCAACAGACAACTTCCAACCATCTTTGATTGGGTTGCTCTCTTGGCTTTCCAATTCTGCAATAGAGCGCATCTTTGCAATCACAGCAAATGGGTTGTCACCCCACCTAACACCCAATGCCGTGTACAAGTCCATCATGTGTGCCGCTTTAGCCGCATCACTGCCTTGGTAGTTATCCTCTGCCTTTGCGATGGCTTGGCGTAGGGATGTGATGGCTTTCACGCATTTTGTTTGCGCTACATCCATACCTTCTGGCCCGCAAAGTAACCAGCCTTCATTTGCCATACTCTCCAACGCCTCAAGCGCCTGTTTCAATACTTCAATCATTCTTCACCTCTGGCTTTGATAAGTTCAGCACAAAGCAAATCAAGTCTTTTGCCGCCATGATTAACAAAAGCATTGTCATCTTCGTTTTTCCAACAAAGATTTGCACAGGCTTCGCGTTCAAACGCAACCATCTTTTTACACATCAATGTCCAAGAAGCATTGGCTCTTGCGTTGGCTTCTTCTGTTGCTTTGGCGGCTACCAGTTTGGCAAAGGTCACGTATTCATGGATACACCATTGGCTTGGCTCAAAATATGCATCGACCAAACCAGCCTGTCTAGCCATCTCAATGATTTCATCTTGTGTCATGCTTTACCCCTTATCGAATCAACAGTTCTTTGCGCCACATTGTCACTTTCACACTGAGCAAAAACAATGGAACAGCATCGGTCTTGTTCTTTGGCGGCTACCAGTTTGGCAAAGGCTTTAAGGCAACCAAACTCACCGCTACAAGTGCAGTCACGAATCCCTGCTTTTCTAGCCATTTCAATGATTTCATCTTGTGTCATTTTTTCATTCCCCTGATAAAAATACCAAACGAACTCAAGGTGTCTTTGCCAAACCCTTTCATCTTCTCAATCTCAACAGCTACCTCCTCAATGATGTCATTGCGTAGCTCGTCATAAACCTCTTGTTGGGTCTTGTACTCCTCAACCTGTCTTTTCCTGTTCAGTGATTCATTCATGCCCAAA